TCGGGCGTCGACGACCAGCCGCCATGATAGGCAGCGACAGCGCGCCGTCCCCAGCCATCAGGAGACAGCTTGCAGGTCTGGTCGGCGAGAACGTAGCCGCGCCCGTCCACGCCCTTGCCGGCCACGACAATGCCTATGTCGTCGCCCTCGTCGCTCTCACCCTTGGTGCCTGATGGATCGACAGCGACCACGATGCGCTGCATCTCCGGGATGGTCTTCACCCGGTGCTGATCGATGCCTTCGCGGCTCCACAGTGCGCCGGGCAGATCGTCTAGGATTTCAGCATTCAGCTCTTGCCGGCCGAGCCGAGTGCCTTCGTACTTCTCCCGGATCGCCTGAAGAAAGGTGGGCGCCAAGTTGCTCGCATTGTCGAAAGTCGACCCTCTTGTGATGACGGTGCGCGCGTCCTTGGCGATTTCCTTTACCAGCGGCAGCGGCTTCGGCGTGGTCGTGATGCATGTGCGCGGGTCATCACCGAGACGAAGACCGAACATGAACATGTCCCATGTCTCGCGGAGGTACTTCCAAGCGGCGAGTTCGTCGCACCAACCCACCTCATGTTGCGGACCACGAAGACGCTCAGGCTCCTCCGCCGAAAACAGCGTGCCGATCGCGCCATTCGCCCAGGTGAGACGACGCTTGGAAGGCTCAAATTGCGGCCGACCAAGAAGCTGACCATCGTGCGTCCTGTCCCCGGCCCAGCACACAGCCAAAAGACCGCTTTCACCCTCCACCATCACATCGCGGGCATCCGATGCGGTCGGCGCGATCAGGGCAACACGACTTCGCCCGGCCTTGATCTGCTCGCGCACCCATTCTGCCCCGGTTCGCGTCTTCCCGAACCCGCGCCCGGCGAGGATCAACCAGGTCTGCCAATCATTCTCCGGGGCGATTTGGTTAGGACGCGCCCAGAACCGCCATAGATGTGCAAGAAGATCAGGGTCTATCCCTGAGAGTGCTTCAGACCTTTCACTTGCCGGCAGCGAGGCTATCAAGTCGGCGGTTGATCTGATCCCATGCAAGCCGCTCTTCATCACTGGCATTCGTCGTGACCGCCGTGTTGATGTCCTGCTTGTCCGTCTGTCCGAGATATTGCTTTCCGAGCCAAACGAGCATGGTGGCGTTTCCGGCTTCAGCCGCTTTGAATTGCCGCCGGCGCAGCGACGCGCGCCCGGCGCCAACCCCTTCTTCATAAGCCGACTGGATTTCCGGATGCCGTTTCCGGAACTCGATGAAGGTCTTTTCGGTGACGCCAAGCACAGCGGCACACTCTTTTGTCGTCGCCTGAATCCGCCCGAGACCCTTTACTGTTGTCACGGTCTTTTCATCAGGCTCAAGAGCAGGTGGACGCCCGGCCTTACGCTTCTCCGCCATGGCCTCTTACTTTTCTGGAGCGTGACGGTCGGTGCTGCCCCGCCGCTGTTCCGGCTGGTCGCCGGTCATCGCCTGCTTGTCACGCTTGGGATATGGTTGTTTGAGCGGCGCGATTTGCGCGTGCATCGCATCATCGAGCGGCATCAGATATTTGTGTCGGATCAGGCCGCGCACCATTTCTGCATGTGGATCAACATTGGCGCGAATCCAGTCGATCGATGCATGGCCTTTGTAGCGGCTGCTTACCGTCCGCGCATGTGTCCGCACGCCCTTAACGATTGCAGTGTGGCTGTCGATTGGGCCGGTATAGATCCAGTTCCCCGCCTGATAGATGCCGCCGTGATGACCTTCCTCAACAGCTGCATACGAGACGATCAACCGAAGGCCTGGCGAACACCTCCGCAACAATCGAATTGCAATCGCCACGATCCGACTGACGCGACTCTGATGGCTTGCCAAAGCGACGCGGGTGAGCTCACAAACCTCGGTTTGCTGAAGCCCATATGGGCGCCCGATCTGCTTCGTCGCGCCGCGGGAGAACAAGACAACACCAATGAACTTGTCGTCCTCCCACACACCAATTCGGACAACCTTTCCAGCAGGCGCAGACCGGGAATAATGCCACGCGCGGCAAGCGAACGCGGCTGCCTTGTGGTCAACGAGGCCCAGCCTCAGCCTCACGGCCGCCATACGTGGCCACATTGAGGACACTCGGCCATACCGTCGATCCGATCCAGGCGACTTTCACCTGCATCTGCGAAATCGAGTTCATCGACCTCCGGCGCTTCACCTAAGAACTCTGCCAAGTCGACAGCATCAAAGCCAACTGCATCGAGCAGATCGGCATTCTCCGCCAGCGCGGAAATTTCTGATGCAAGTGCATCGCGATCCCACGACGTTTCCTCGCCAACACGGTTGTCAGCGATCCGATAGGCCTTAGCCTGCCTTGCCGAGAGATCCCGGGCGACGTGCACGGGCACCTTGCTCGAGCCGAGGCGTTTCGCCGCTTCAAGGCGCGTGTGGCCCACGACCACCACGCCTTTCTTATCAACGACAATTGGCTGTCTCCAGCCGAACTCCTTTATGCTGGCCGCAACTTTCTCAATTGCCACTTCCGGCAGCCGGCGGGGGTTGCTTTCATAGGGAACGACCTTCTCGGTCTCCCACATCTCAACTTCCAGATTGCGCTTGTCCATGACCGTCCGCTAAGAACGTTCCCGCCCTGTGCAGGGTGGCGGGATGGCCGTGATCGGCCAATTGCGGTCATGTGAGGTAGACTCTCACGGTTCACGGTGTTGGTAGCACCGTGTCCCCCGCCGGTCGCGGGGGCATATGGCAGCCTGAAATCCTTTTTCTGGCGCTGTAGAAATTACCGGCGTATTGGCCCAACATCCTTTCACATCACCCTGGGCAAAACGCAGCGGAGCCCATGCGATAGATTTTTGTTTGGATGCCGTTTCTGTTCAGCCTGGCACTTGCGTTTGGCCGACATCAGTTTTGCCCCTATTGGACATCAAGAGTAGATTGCGAGGCGCGCATGACGGAAGACACCGATTGGGACGAGGTGCTCAAGTATCGTTATTCATCTTCTGAGCCACCGGATTGGTGGGCGAACAAGCACCTGCGCCCCATAAGCCTCAACGGCCTTATGCTCTTAGCCATCGATCCTCGCGACAACAGCATTCATTGGAACGGTCATAGACTTCAAACGGTCAACAGGCTTGATACCCCCGAACGGATCATGGCAGGCATCGTGGCAGGCTCCACATTGTCGGTTGCCTTGCTCGAAATCTACAGGTTCATTTTTGCTTGCGGTTGAACACCCATGACCGGAACGCCTGATTGGATTGAGGCTCGACGACTCGCTTCCCACCTCGCAATGTGCGATGATTTCGGTCCGTCGTGGGAACACCGCGGAACGGAAGGTTGGCCGAGTGGTTGAAGGCACCTGATTGATACTCAGGCGGACAGGCAACTGTCTCGCGGGTTCGAATCCCGCACCTTATTCAGAGGCCGCTCCGAGTGATCGTTGAGCGGCCTCACTTCCATCTAGCACTAGACCTTTATTCCAGATCAAACCGGCCAGGGTTGTTCAATTACCCATTCGGGCGAATTCCTCATGCCGCATTCATCGCGACCGTATCAACTTTGTACCCCGATTTCGGGGCAAGTTGCGACACCGTTTCTTTGCTCGCTGACGTCACAAATACTTCTTTTTTACAGAGACTTGCCGCAATTTCCTTAATCGCTGCATCAATATACCGTTCCGCTGTCCGTTTGACCCATCCCTGACGCCGGCACTCGGCGGACCATGACCGGCCCGTCGCGTAGCACTGCATCCGCCTTACCAGCATCCGCCGGCGGACAGGGTTCGTGACCAATGCGCGCCAGGTGGCGCATTCGTCGGCCCTGTCGATCTCATGCGAGGTGGGAGGATCGGGGCGCACATGCACCTCTCGCGTGTTGATCCGATCCTTGTGCCGCTCCCGAAGCATTTCCCGCACCTCCTGCGGCGTCAGGCCGAACTCGGGCCAGAACGTGGATGGGCTTCCGGGCCAGCATCCCGAGACCATCTGGCGCAGCTCGGTGTAAGCCCCCTCGATCATGCGGTTCCGCACCGTGATTTCGAAGTCGGTCAGCATCAGGCCACAAGCTCCCCTTGTTCCGGTTGCTCCATCAGCGGCAGGAGCGCGAAGTGCAGATAGGCCGCGATCATGACGCGATGATTTGCCGGGTCTCCATCCGGCCCCGGCCCGCTCTTGGCCATGGCCCGAAGCTCGGACAGATCGACAGTATCGAGCGCGTCCATGAACTCACCCAGCCTTTCGGACCAGTCCGGGAAGGCCAAGAACAGGTCGCTGATGGCCCCGATCACTGACCCCGTGAGGTCCGCCTTGTGGTTTTCGCTTTCCGTCAGCGCATAGAGGACCTTCCAGACGTGTTCCCGGCCGTGCTTGTTGATCAGGGTCTGCACCCGCACCGCTGCAT